AGCTATTGTAAGCAGCCCCCGCCTCTTGGCTTTACTGGCGGATGCTCTTAAGCCCTATCTGGATGATGTTGCCGATGACTGAAAAAGATGCTAATTACATTCCCAAACTTGAGAAGGCAATCGCCCAGAAATATGGCGAAGAAGCAATTAATAATCCTCGTCGATTTTGGGACGACACCAAAGAGAAAGATTACATTGTTCAATCCCGAGAAGAGCAACGTAAGTTTGCCAAATTAGCTGAAACTCAAGACAAAGTAGAAGAAGACGGATTTTTAATAAATAAAAAACTACTTATTAGAGATCACAATAGGACCTGTCCTATATGTTCTATTTATTCTTTTCATCCTCGTGATGATTTGTACATGAGTAAGTTTGAAGCTTGCTTTAAATGTTATGTGCAGTGGATTGAGGGAAGAGAAGAAAGATGGGAATCCGGTTGGAGACCCGACAAGGAAGAATAACATGGCAACAGTATACGAAATCATTCAAGGAATTAATCAAGCAGCCGCTAACGCCTATGATGGGTCGCACGACGAATCTCTGTCGGCCGACGGCAAAGCACGAAGCCCGGGCCTAAAGCGCGAAGACGGCGATTTTATTAATGATCGTCGAGTTATGGATGGATTTAAGGTGTCCTTTCATGGCCCGTTGTTGAGAATAAAATACCAAGCAGAAGTTTTAATCAAGGATGTTCAAAAGAATGATTTTGAAGACACGATTGTTGCCCAACTTAAAGACATTGTTAAGTTCTTAAAGAAAGAATACAAAGCCATTACTGGCAACACCCTTTCATTAACCCTTGAGGGGGAGCACCACATTCGAGTGGATAGGTTATCAAATTACCGCACAGACTGTCTCGCTCACTGTGATTATCGTATTGGCGGCATGGCCCCCACAGGCCTTCCTGGTACTGGTGGAGATGCTGAGGAACCAAATCGAAAGCTTGATGACTCAATTCGCAACTGGCTTTCTTTGGGCCCAAAGGGTCGACCTAAAAATGATACTCGATAGGTAAGCAACAAATGTCATGCCCGACGTACTCACCAAAGAAGAAGTTTTAAAAGAGATTGTCAAGGCGGGCAAAGACCCGGTTTATTTTACAACCAATTATGCCCGCATCTCCCACCCTCAAAGGGGAACGATTCCGTTCAGGGCGTATGATTATCAGGAGCAGCTTCTAAAAGACTATACCGATTATCGGTTTAACATTATTCTCAAGGCGCGGCAGCTGGGAATCTCTACGATTACAGCAGCTTATGTTAGTTGGCTGATGTTGTTTCATCGAGATAAAAACATTTTGGTGGTTGCGACAAAACTGCAGACAGCCACCAACCTGGTCAAAAAAGTCAAAGCCATCATTAAGAACCTCCCACAGTGGATGCAAATTGCGTCTATTACTGTCGACAATCGTACATCATTTGAACTTTCAAACGGGTCACAAATTAAGGGCTCTTCGACATCGGGCGACGCCGGCCGATCTGAGGCCCTTTCTTTGTTGGTGATTGATGAGGCTGCTCACGTTGAAAAACTAGATGAGCTTTGGACTGCGTTGTATCCCACCCTGTCTACTGGTGGTCGCTGCATTGCTCTCTCTACTCCCAACGGCGTAGGCAACTGGTTCCATCAAAATTGTGTCGAAGCCGAGGCTGGAACAAACGACTTTTATATGACCACTCTTATGTGGGACACCCATCCGGATAGAGACAAGGCTTGGTTTGATAAAGAGACGCGCAACATGTCGAAACGACAAATTGCTCAAGAATTGGAGTGCAACTTTAATGTCTCAGGGGAGACTGTTATTCATCCCGATGACATTCAATGGTATTTAGAAAGAGTAGTGACACCTGAATATCGTACTGGGTTCGACCGTAATTATTGGATTTGGAAACACTTCAATCCTGAAAAGGCTCATTTGATTTGTGCTGATGTCGCCCGGGGCGACGGGAAAGACAACAGCGCCTTTCACGTTTTTGAACTAGAAACAATGGAGGTAGTGGCTGAATACGTTGGCAAGCCTACACCTGATGAATTTGCAGAGATCTTGTGGAGCGTTGCTGGCGAGTATGGAAATCCTATGCTGGTTATAGAAAATAATAACATAGGCTTTGCAGTACTTAAAAAATTGTTGGATAAAGGGTATCCTAATCTATATCATTCTTCCAAAGGAGACCATCAATACGTCGACCCTGTCTCGGCTCAATGGCAAACTAATGTTATACCAGGCTTTACGACCTCATCTAAAACGAGGCCTCTTATCGTCGCCAAGATGGAAGAGTTTATGAGAAACAAACTAATTAAGATTAACTCTAACCGTCTGCTTTCAGAAATGAAAACTTTTATTTGGCAAGCGGGAAGACCTCAGGCAATGCGTAGTTATAATGACGACTTGGTTATGTCCTTCGCAATTGGATGCTGGGTAAGAGATACGGTGATTGTTGAGAATCAGAAAAATGTGGAATACAGTAAACAGTTTTTGTCATCGATTTCAACCTCCGATACAAGGATTTCAACCACGATACCCGGTATGCGAGAACATCAAACTACCAAAGAATCTCAGAGGACTAGCGAAGGACAAAGCTTTAACGAGCAATATTTAGGATTGATTAAAGGATAAAAATGGCCAAAAACGAAAGAAACCCCAGAAACCCAGGAGCGCCTTTATTTAGGAGGCTCACGCGATTACTCTCGGGCCCGATTATTAATTATCGGGCGCAGCTAGCCCATCAGGAGCGCCGGAATGATTTAGATAAATACCGTTATAGATTCCGCTCTATGAGTGGTCAGGAATTCCGTCGTTCCGACAACAACATGTCGCAAAATTTCAACATGTTGACCTCGGCCGCCTTCCGTAACCAAAACAGGGCTGAGAGATATATTGACTTCGAACAGATGGAATACACACCGGAGCTTGCCGCGGCCCTTGACATTTATGCAGATGAGATGACTACTTCAAATGAGTTTGACCGGCTTCTTAACATTTCATGCATGAATCTGGAAATTAAAACTATTTTAACTTCTCTGTTTTATGATGTTTTAAACATCGAGGCTAATGCATTTGGTTGGAGCCGCTCGATGTGTAAATACGGGGATCTCTTTATGTATCTCGATGTAGACGAGAACCTGGGAGTGACTTCTCTTATCGGCCTCCCCAATACGGAGGTGGAGAGATTGGAGGGGCAAGACCCCACAAATCCCAATTATATTCAATATCAGTGGAATGGTGCCGGAATGACTTTTGAGAACTGGCAGATTGCACATTTTCGTGTCTTAGGAAACGATAGGCATGCCCCTTACGGCACTTCGGTCTTTGACCCTGCTCGCCGCATATGGCGCCAGCTCACGCTCCTAGAAGATGCGATGATTGCCTACCGCGTTGTTCGCGCTCCGGAGCGTCGAGTATTCAAAATTGATGTGGGCAACATTCCGCCAAATGATGTTGCGCAGTACATGGAGAAAGTTAAAAGTGAGATGAAGAGAAATGCTCTGGTTGATGCTACTACGGGCCGCGTCGACCTTCGTTACAATCCTTTGTCGCTTGAAGAAGACTACTTTATTCCCATGCGAGGTGGCATCGGTTCTGACATCACTTCACTTCCGGGAGCTAAATCTTTGGACGACATCGAAGATGTGAAATACATGCGCGATAAACTGTTCTCGGCGATTAAGATTCCTCAATCTTATTTGACAAATCTTGAGGGGGACACGGAAGATAAAACAACATTAGCCCAGAAAGACATCCGGTTTGCACGCACCATTCAGAGGCTGCAGCGACCCTTTATTACGGAGCTAGAAAAAGTAGCAGTTGTTCACTTATACACTCTTGGCTTCCGCGGCGAGGATCTTATAAGTTTTGATTTGTCGTTAAACAACCCTTCTCGTTTGGCTGAGTTGCAAACTTTAGAATACTTGCGAACCAAATTCGATACCGCCGGAAGTGTTCCGGAGGGCACCTACAGCAAGCGTTGGATCGCCAGCAACATTCTTGGTCTTTCTGATGAGGAGTTCTTGCGTAATCAACGTGAATCCTTTTATGATCGTAAGTATCAGCAAGCACTAGAATCGGTCACCGAGCAGGCCGCCGCTGATGAAGCCGGAGGTGGTCTAGGGGATCTGGATGATTTGGGAGACCTGGGGGACGAGGGTGACCTGGGTGGTGACCTGGGTGATCTTGGTGGCGCAGAGGCGGGTGACCTCGGTGCAGATGCCGAAGCCGCAGATGATACTGCGCTCCTTACGGCACCCGGCCGGCGTGATGATGGTCCGCGTGATGGGAGGACCTATGGGGGCCCCTTCCGTCGGGAGACCAGGAGTTCGTTAGGACCCGAGACCAACACTTATCGTCAAAATGCTGGTTCTGGTATGGGTAATCCGTTGGGCGACATGAGTGCTGCATCACTGGGATATGGTTCGAAACGTCGAAAGGAATCTATTTATAACAAGAATGAAACTCGCTTGGTTGAAAATACTGTGCAAGTTCGAAGACTTGTAGAACAATTAGAGAAGAAAGAGGCGGAAAAGGATGAAACATAACAAGAAGCGCAATACAGCATTTATTTATGAAACATTAACGCGAGCCTTTACTAAGGCCATTGTTGAGAAGAATCTCGATCGAAAAAACGAAATCATGCCGATTCTTAAGGAATTTTTTACGCCCGGCAAGCTCTTAGCACAAGAGTTAGATCTTTATCGCATTTTACTAGAAACCACCAACACTCAGCCCAAGATTGCCGAGAGACTCCTGCACGAGACCAAAGTAGCGTACGCACAATTAGATGAAAATGCATTGTTTGACACACAGTCTAAATTAATTTCAGCAATGAATAAGAATTTGGGTCAAGAAATATGGAGCACTTTTGTGCCCAATTTTAAGTCTTTGGCGTCTGTTAATGCTATCTTTACCAATAAAACTAGTGTGAAAAAGCGTGTTTTATTTGAGCAAGCTGTGGTTGATAGGATGAGCAGCATAAATGAAAATGCTCTATCGGAACGCTTAGAAGCATTAGATAGCATCACATACAACTCTTTTATCCAAAAGTTTAACAACAAATATCACTCCCTCTTAAAAGAACAAAAAGATTTATTGAATAGATACATCACGAGCTTTGCCGATGATGGGTTTGAGTTGCGACTTTATCTTAACGAAGAGTTATCCCGACTTAAGGGGGTGATTGAGCGGACCGAGGATCCCGATTTTGAGCCCTTGATTGTTAAAAAATCACAGGAAGTTCTAGCCTATTTAGAAGAATTTCGTAAGCGCGACTTCACTGAGGCCGACCTTAGTAAGGTGCTGAAGACACAGGAACTTGTAAAGGAATTGCGTCCCAATGATTAAAATCAAAGTAGGTGGCCCCCAGATGACCGTGGAGCTAAACGCTCGACGAGCGTTGGACGGTTCTCTGCTCATCATGGATCATACCAAGATTGACATAGCAATAGTTCCAGATCAAATGAAGGTGGTCACTTTTCCAAAATCGTTAGCATCGGACGATGTATATGATTATCAGAGTCGTTTGTTTGAGTTGCTGGCATCGAAGGGCGTTGTGGATCGTGCGAGCGTTCAGGGGGGCAATCTTTTTCGCTCCCTAGAGGGCGCCATTTTTGAAAATGAACAAATTAATTCATTACAGGCTACTGTTTTGGTTATTAGTGAATTTCTTAACTATGAGGCGGCCCACGAGCACGTCGCCGATCAGTACGAGCAAGAACTCGAAGACATGTATACCCACCCCTCTGACCGCAATTCCACCGAATACGGCGAGGTACCCCAGTATGCCGAGAAGGGCTCGATGCGTCCTGGCTACTACTACTACCCACTCAGAAATAGGTATTAATCCATGAGTGAGATGAAGCTCATAATGGAAGGGTGGCGCGAGTTTTTGCAAGAACAGAATCCGCCCAATCCACCCGCTCCGCCGCAATCTATGCGCGATAAGGCCATCGGCATGTTGGGAAACGTTAGAAACAAACTTGCTAAAGGATTTGATAAAATGGATGCCACACTTCAACAAGATTATTGTGAGAAAAAATTTCCAGAGCTGTTATCAAGGCAAGGGGATCTTGAAACGTGGGGAGACTTATTGGCAACACTTAATTGTGGAATACAATATAAAAATAGAAAAGCTTTTTTCGATGTATTAACTGGTGAAATTCCTGGTCTTAGCTCCGCTAAAAAGATCTTCGCAAGAGCTAACAGTAGTGCAGACTTTATTTTGAAAATGTATCAGGTCGACGACGAGGAGCGACCGGGAGGCAATATATCTAAATTGGATATGGACGATCATGTTGCGCGTATGCTCGACGGGGACGTTGAAAAGGAATTTATAAAATTTATAATCGCGGCCATCGGCAAAAAAGCCCCCGGCGAGCCTATTGATCCTGATTGGGATATAACAGCAGAACTAGAAGAGTATTTACGGGATAACAACAAAGGCCGCACTGTCGATATGCCGGACAACATATAGAAAAGAAGAATTAATGGAACTATTACATTTTATACTTGCCGCATACGGCATGACATTTATCATTATACACGGACACATCTTTAATAAGATCCGCCCACCTTGTAAATCAATGTGGGGCTTTGGCCGCTTATTCCATTGCCATCTGTGCATGGGATTTTGGGTTGGTGTGTTTCTATGGGGCGTAAGTCCCTATACAGAACTATTTAGTTTTAGCAATCAGCCCATGACAGCATTCATGTGCGGTTGCATTAGTGCTGGAACCTCATACTTCTTGAGTATGTTGGTCGAGGA